GACCGAGGCGAAGGAACGCGAGATAGCAATCCGCGACAACATCAACAACGGCGATTGGGACTGGGACTTACTCGCGAATCAATGGGACGATTTACCGCTCGGCGATTGGGGCTTGGAGATGCCGAGCTTCGACGCGGTCGAGGATATCGAGGTCGACGAAAAGGAATCCGAAGCCAAAGAACCACAGACCTGCCCGCATTGCGGAGGTGTCTTGAATGGTTAACCGCAAGGCGAAGAAACTCGCAGACAAATACTTTTGGGCAATCCTTCGCGAGAACGCGGGCATATTCGCACGCACCGCGAAAGCCATCGAAAAGGAATATGGCATCAAGTACACGAGGCAGGCGGTCAGATCGCGGGCACTCACCAACCCCGAGATGCTAGCCGACATCGACGAAGAGAATGTGGACATCGCAGAGGAGGGTCTCCACAGTCTGATGCGTTCCGCGAATCCGTCGGTCAAACTCAAGGCGATCGAGACATACCTGAAGGCGAAGGGTTCGCATCGTGGCTATTACGAGAAGGCGAAGACGACGCACGAAGGCGATGTGTCTGTTACTGTGAGGTTCGTCGATGGCGGAGATAATTCTTGACATACCGAAGGCTCACGAAGCACAGCAGTTGATCGACGACTGCGACGCGCGGTTCATCGTTGCGGTCTGCGGTCGTAGATTCGGAAAGACATCGGCAATCCCCCGCAAACGCATCAAGGCACTTCTATCCGGTAAACCCGGTGCATACTTCGCCCCGACCTACAAGATGATGTCGCAGTTCTTCGACTCGACGAAGAATCTGCTCGCTCCCATAATCAGCAACGTCAACAAATCCGAGCATCGAATGGAGTTCATCGGTGGCGGGTCTCTCACGATGTGGTCGCTCGACAATCCCGACAGCATCCGAGGTCAGAAGTACGCATTCGCCGACATAGACGAAGCGGCGATGGTGCGAGACCTCGGGAACGCCTGGAATGCGGTGATACGTCCGACCTTGACCGACTACGAGGGAGACGCCGCGTTCTGGTCGACGCCGAAGGGAGCGGGCACGTTCTTCCACAGCATCTATCTTCGGGGCTTGGGAGACCATCCCGAATGGAAATCCTTCCAATTCCCGACCTCATCGAATCCGTTCATCAACGCGAAGGAAATCGACGCGGCGCGCGAGGAACTGCCCGCGGAGATATTCCGTCAGGAGTACTTGGCGGAGTTCGTCGCAGGCGAGGGTCAGGTCTTCCGGAACATCACGGCGAATCTCACAGCCGAGCCTTGCACCGCGTCGGATCACCGAGGGCACACGCTCGTTGCAGGTGTGGACTGGGGACAGGTCGCGGACTTCACCGCCGTATCGGTCATCTGCACGGATTGCAAGACCGAGGTCGTGTTAGACCGTTTCAACAAGATAGACTGGGAGTTCCAACGGGCGCGCATCCTGTCGATTCTCAACGAATGGGGCGTGAAATTCGCGCTTGTCGAAGAGAACAGCATCGGAAGCCCGAACCTCGAGGCGTTGCAGAAATCATCGGACAGAGCCATCAAAGGATTCCTCACGACGGCGCAATCGAAGCCCCCGCTCATCCAATCGCTCGCATTGGCGTTTGAGCAAAACGAGATAAGGTGGTTAAATGTGGCGACAGCCACCGCGGAACTAGAGGCTTACGAGGCGACACGGAACGAGATGACGAATCGAATCGCCTATTCCGCACCGAAGGGGATGCACGACGACACGGTGATTGCCCGTGCGCTTGCGAGGGAAGCTATCGAACAGAAGAAAAACGCTCAATGGCAGTTCAGCCAGTTCAGGTTCTGATATGGAAAAACAAAAAGACTTTGTCGGTGCGACACACCCGGAATACTTCACACAACGCGTGAGGCGCGAGCTTTACGCCGATGTTATCGAAGGCACACTCAAACTGCGCGAGAAATCGAAGCAGTACCTCCCCAAGTTCCCCGCCGAGACGGATGACGACTACAGGTTCCGCGTCGAGACCGCGACCCTGTTCAATCTGACGCTGAAGACGCGGAATATGATGACGGGGCTTGTGTTCAAAGACCCGGTAACCCTCTCGGCTGATGTAGCCGATGAAATCGAGACGCTATGGGAGGACATCGACAACGCGGGGACGCACGGCGATGTCTTCTGTCGCAAGGTGTTCGAGTCCTCGTTCGAGGGCTATTCCGCGATACTGGTCGACGCACCGATGGCGACGGCAACGAGCCGAGAAGAACAGATACGATTCGGACTGCGTCCCTATTGGGTACACTACAAAGCCGATGACATTTGGAATTGGCAGTATCAGATCAACCCGTCGAGCAAGCGCAAGGAACTGAGCCTCATCGTATTCCGCGAGGTTTCGCTCGAGTCTGACGGCGAGTACACATCCGCACCGGTGGTGCGTTTCCGCGTGTTCCGTCTCATCGACGGCATCGTCAACTGGGCGTTGTACCGCGAGCAGAGAAGCGCGGACGGCAAACAGATCGAATACATCACCGAGGGTGAGGGGACGCTTCCGCAGTTGTCGCAGATACCGGTGGCGATTGTCGCCGAACTCGGAGCCGACCCGCTGCTTCTCGACATCGCAATCAAGAACATCGAGCATTTCCAGACCTATTCCGATTACAAGTCGCTGATTCACAAGACCTGTGTCCCGATTCCCGTCGGCAAGGGCGTCGAGTTGATGGGTTCCGACCGAATCGTGGTCGGCGGTTCGACGATGATACAGACCTCCGCAGATGGCGGATTCGGATTCGCAGAGGTGGGCGGTTCGTCGCTCAATGTGACCCGTCAATCGCTTCAGGACAATCGCGACGACATCGCGATGATGGGACTCTCGCTACTTGCAGACAAGACCGCGCGCGTCGATCTGACCGCGACCGAGGCACTTCTCAACAATGTGGCTGAGACCTCGGAACTGAGGATGTTCGCGAGGCAGTTGCAGGATGCCATCGAACTCGCGCTCGGATTCACCGCGGAATATCTCGGACTGACCAAAGTTGAGGGCGGTTCAATCAGCCTCGGCACACAATGGGCATCGCAGGAGAATCAATATTCGATGCAACTCGACGACCTGTCGAAACGCGCCGATATCGCCAACAAGCTGATGGGGCTGATGTCTCAGGAATGGATTGTGCGGTTCCTCGGAGTGACCAACGAGGACGAGGTAAAAGAGATGCTCGAGCAGATGGCGGGCGAGATTCCGCTCATCATCGAGGGCGAGGAGATACAGGTCGCGCCCGTTCCGACGATACCGGCACGGTCGACGCTTATCGAAGAAGAGGAGATTTAACCCTAAATGTTCGAGCCAGAGGACGAACGGAACTTGATCGAGGATATGCAACGGGGAGGGCTTGCCCTTCTCGTTCTTCTCGGCATCCGCAACACGGGTCAGCGCGTCCGATTCGACCGCAGGCGCTCGCAGTTCATCATCGACGGTCGTCGCATCAACTACCAAACCATACAGAGACTGCTCCGTCGCATTGGGCTGATGATGCGGAACGATATGCGCGAGGTCACGAACAAGCTGTTCGAGGAGGAAATCGGTCTCGACGAATGGGAACGCACGATGGATCGCAAAATCACCTCGGGTCATTGGGCATCTGCCGCGCTAGTCTTGGGCGGAATCGGCATCGCTGCGGCTTCGGGATTCCTTCGCGACAAGATAACGCAGGAGAAGAAATACGCCGACGGATTCAAGCAGGACATCCGTGACGGCAAGTCGTCGAGGGCGCGTTCGGTCTACCGCGCGGGCAGTTACGGCGACTCGATGCGTGGCACGGCATCGAACATCGAACAGGGCGAAGCCGTGAAAAATGGCGCGTTGCGTGCGTATCGTATACAATTGGCTGATGAATCGTGCCCCGGTTGTGTGGATTACGGGGGCTTTTGGATGCCGGTGGACGAGATGCCCGAGATTGGGAGTCAGGACTGCGGTTCTCATTGCAAGTGCATCATCATCTACCAGTACTAGACAGGAGGGACACAATGACCACATTCTTCGACGAGTGCGAAAGGCTCGTCAATTCCGACCGACAGGAAGACTACGGCGAACCGACCGCGAATCTGCAACGGATCGCGGGAGTCGCATCCACAATTCTCAACAAACAACTTAGTGCTAAGGACATCGCCCTGATATTCGTGGCGGTCAAACTGTGCAGGGAGGGAGCGAACCACAAGCGCGACAACCTGCTCGATATGGCGTGTTACGCCGAATTGATTGACAGACTGGAGGGGAGAGAATGAACAACAAGCAGATACAGGAGAGACGGGCGCAGATGGTCGTCATCGCGCAAGACCTCGAGAAGAACGGCACACCGACGGCAAAGATAGTCAACCATCTCAAAAGCGAATACGGCATCACGGAGCGCGCAGCTTACGGGATACTCAAGACCGCGAGGGAATCCGCACCCGACGGACTCCAGGGGATGAACATCGCAGGCAAGTCCGTCCTCTACGATGCGGAAGGCAAGATAAAGCTCCAATGGGTCAAAGCCCAACAGGACAAGGGAGCGGAGGCTATCAAGGCGCTAGTCGAAGACCTCAAGGACGATATGCCGAGATTCAAGCCCGTCAAACGGTCACCGGTGAAGATGGAGCGCGACGATCTGCTTGCCGTCTATCCGATGGGCGACCCTCACTTGGGGCTTCTCGCCTGGGACAAGGAATCGGGCGACGACCACAACCTCGAGATAGGTGAACGCGAACTGTGCGAGGCTGTCGAGCGGTTGGTGCATTCCGCGCCACCGTGCAAGGAAGCCATCATCGCCAACCTCGGGGACTTCTTCCACGCCGACAACCTGATGGGCGAGACGATGAGGTCGCATCACAAGCTGGACACCGACACGAGATGGCTCAAGGTCTTGAGGGCGGGCATACGGGCGATGATTCGTTGCATACAGTCCGCACTCGCCAAGCACGAGAAGGTCACGGTCATCAACGCCATCGGCAACCACGACGACCACAGTTCGATGATGCTCTCGACCGTGCTTGCCCATCTGTTCGGGGACGACCCGCGGGTGGACATCAACGACGCGCCCACAATCAAGCATTACTATAAATTCGGCAAGGTCTTGATCGGAGTCCATCACGGGCACACCATCAAGAAGGACAGACTGCCATTGCAGATGTCATCGGACAGACCGAGGGACTGGGGCGATTCCGAGCATCGCTATTGGTTGACCGGTCACATCCACCACGATTCGAGGCGCGAATACGACGGGGGCGTTATCGTCGAGTCGTTCCGAACGCTCGCAGGCAAGGACGCTTGGACGGCACAAAACGGATACTCATCGGGACGCGATATGAAGTGCATCGTCTATCACCGCGACTTCGGCGAGGTGGAACGGCACACGGTGAGCGTCGAGATGCTCAGGGCGAACATAAGGATAAATGGAAACAAAGATAAGGATAATAAAAAGGGTCGACGTTGAGAAACGCGCCGCTTCCGAGGAATCGGAACGGCAGAGACGCATCGAAATATCGATGTTGCAGGTCTTGACGCAACGGTATCCGCAACAGGCGAGACGCTTCGTGCGCGATCTACCGGTCGACGACCCGTTTGACAGAAAACCCAAATGAGCATATTTTGACGGTTGAGACGAAAGTCTCACAGTCAATTGTGGTTCATTGGCTAACACCCCTCTGGGTCATCGCCTCGATTTCGGTCGGGGCGATGATTTTTTTTTTGACAATCAGACCACTCAGCCCCACGGGCAAGGAAAAACAATGACGGAAGAACAGAACAGTCCCACGGACGAAACAATTGAAACCACGGAAACGGTCGAGAACCCCGAAGCGGTTCTCAAGAAGAACAGGGAGTTGCTCAAGCGCAACCACGAACTCGCAAGACAACTCGCAGAGATAAAGCCGATTGCCGAGCGCGCGAAAGGATTCGATTTCGAGTCGGCGCAACAGGCGATCGAGGAAGCGAAACGAGCCGAAGAGGAAAAACTCGCGAAGAAAGGCGACTTCGAGACGCTACTCGCGCAGAAGTCCAAAGCCTACGAGGAACGGCTCGAGACGGAACGACGGGAAAAGGAAACCATCTATTCGACGCTGAAGCAGGAAAAGCTCGCGCTCGAACTCATCGCAAAGGGAGTGTTGCCCGACCGAGTCCACTATCTCGTCAAAGAGATGTCGGAACAGGTCGAACTAGGAACCACGGAGACAGGCTTCGTTCTACGCAAGAAGGGCGGCATCGGTGACGCCGACGAATTCAATGCCCTTGTTGAAGAAATGAAATCGCGGAGTCCGTTCTTTTTCGGTGCGAGCCTCACACCCGGCACGGGCGGTCAGGCATCCACAGGCACGGCAGGCGTTTCGGCGCGTAAATGGTCTGACCTGGGCGCACCCGAAAAGGCGAAGGCTATACGCGATGCAGGCGGCGACTTAGAACTCGCCAAAAAGAAATTTCAATAAATGAGGAAATAAACAGTTATGGCAACAACCCTTGCTTCGGATCTGAAGATTTACGAAGCCCAATTCCAATCGGGGATGACCGAGACGCTTCAGCAGAATATCGAAGCGTTCAACGCCGCTTCAAACGGCGGTATCGTCCTTCGCTCTTCTGAACACAAAGGAAACTACGAATACAACGCGTTCTTCAAGTCGATCGCGTCGCTCATCACCCGTCAGGACATCACTTCCGATTCGGCGTTGACCGCGACCAAAATCGCGCAGGAAGAGGCAATCGCCGTCAAACTTCACAGAAAAATGGCGACAGACCTCACCTATAAGGCTGCGAAGATGGCTGGCATCGAGTTCGATGCGATGGTCTTCGCACACGGTGAGCAGTTCGCCAAAGCGATGATGAACGAGATGCTCAACAGCGCGCTTCTCGCCGCTCGCGTCGCTCTCGCAGGTCAAGCCGATGTCACCAAGGACATCACCGGCGACACCGACAAGACCGTCACCCACAAGGCACTTCTCAACACGCTCGCCAAGTTCGGCGATGCCAACGACCGTATCGCCTGCTGGGTGATGCACTCACAGCAGTTCTTCGACCTCGCGGTCGCCTCCATCTCGGATGACGTCGTGAACGTCGCCGACGGAATCATCCGCAGAGTCGATGTTCCGGGACTCGGACGCCCCGTGCTCATCACGGATTCGGCTTCGCTCATCGCGACCGCCGACACCCCTGATTCGTACTTCGTCCTCGGACTCGCTCAGAACGGTATCGATGTCAACGAGAGCGAAGGCATCAACCAGGTCATCGACCAGGTCACCGGACTCGAGCAGATCGTCGTCCGCGTACAGGCTGAATACGGCTACTCACTCGGAGTCAAAGGCTTCAAGTGGGATGTCGCCAACGGTGGTGCGAACCCCGATGCGACTGCGGTCGGAACCGGCACCAACTGGGACAAGGTCGCGACGGACAAGAAAGACCTCGCAGGCGTCGTTCTCAAGTGCCAGGCTTCCAGCTAGGCATCAACTGATCCCGTAGGGGAGGGTTCGCTCTCCCCTACGCTCAATGAAAGGGTGAATTGAAAATATGGCAAGAAATGCAACATTCCTGCTCAACAGGAAAAACGGAAGAAAGGCACAGGTAGACGATTCGGGCAACCTCATCGGCTCGCTTGTGACAGGCTCTTACATCACAGCCGGTGCGGTCAGAATCTACGGATTCAGCACGGCGATCACCGCAGACACAACCACCACGTCGGCACCTGCCGGAAGCATCGGCTTCACGAGCAACGCCACGGGTCGAGGATATATCTTCTACTCGGACGGCACGAAGTGGCAGGCTGGATTCGCGGAAGATGTGACCGCGTAACAATGCGGGAGTCCTTCGGGACTCCCCTTTCAAGATTTTATGGCATTGACCGAAACAGAAAAGCTGAAGCTCGCGCAGATTCTCCAAGTCGATTACATCGAGGTCAACGACCAGATATTCAACCTTGGCACGGAGTGGATAACCCCTGCGGTCGAGGAACAGCTACGCGAGCAGATCGAGCGTTGGGATTCGGGCATCGGCTCGGATTTCGTCTCGGTCGAACCGAACACGGCGAACTTCGGTGCGCGTATCAATCCCGACCTTGAGAAGACGGACATACGCCGAAGCATCGCGAATCTCCTATACCTCCGCGGGTACGCGGGCGGTCAGACTCGACTTGTGAGGGGCTAGATGGCTCACGTCTTCAACGAACTCAGTCAGAAGATACTCCCGAAGGTCTTCGGCAAGCTGTCAGGCGTCGGTCTGACGGACTTGATGGATGTCGTCGGGCAGGTCACGACCGCGGGCACAGGTGGCGGACGCATCAAGACCAAGAGCGAGGACATCTATTGCGGGATTCCCGTGATATTCGACGCAGGCGGCGGAAGCAAGGCGGTTCAGCGCGACCAGTTGACGAGCGAGACCGGCTATATGGTCAAGTTCCCGTCGCACAACGAGAACGGCACACGCTACGCGATCGACCCCGAGAAGCACCGTCTGCGCATCAAGTCGCGGACGTTCCCCGGTGACGAACCCGCGAAGGTCTTCCGCATCATCTCGCTCAAGGATATGCAGGGCAATCTATACGAGGCGATGGTCGTTCGGGAGGGTGTGGAATGAGTTCTTTGAGCGAGAATGTGCGCACGGCTCTTTACTCGAAGATGAGCGTCACGGATGTGACCAATCTCGCGACGGGTGGCATATACCATCTGCTCGCACCGGTAGGGGCGAAGATGCCCTATGTCATCTTCAACCGACAGGCTCCCGCACCTGTGACATATTCCTTCGGGAATACGCTGATAGCCGAAAACGATTTGTGGCTGGTCAAGGCGGTCGCGGATGAGGATTCGTCATCGACGATGGAACCGCAACAGCTCAACGAAGAGATTCTATCGGCGGTGGAAACGGCAGTCGGCAACGAGTTGACGCTTTCGGGCGGGTCGGTCACCTACAATGTCGAACGGTTCTCGGACATCCCCGAGTATCTGGAGACGGCAAACGACAGGATGATCTACTACAACGGATTTCTACTCAGAATTTGGAGCGCGTGAAAATGGAAAAGAAAAAGATTGAAGCAAAGAAAGCCGAGGCTCCCGCAAAGGCGGGTGGTCAATACAAGGCTAAGGTCGGTGGCAATCTAGCCGACGGAACAAGATTCGAGGCAGGCGACACACTCAGCGGATTGAGCGCGTCGGAACTTGCCGCACTCAAAGAGATGGACGCCATCGAGGAGAGTAAATAATGGCACTAGCAAAAGGACTCGCATTCTATATGAACGGCGTCCCGTTATCCTGCGCGCTTCAGTCGTTCGACGCGACAGCCGAGACCGAAGCACTCGACGCGACGACCCTGTGCAACACGGCGCGCACCTATGCGCTCGGACTCAAGACCGGCACGGTTTCGGCATCGGGCATATGGGACGCTGACACGGCGAACGAGGACAAGATACACGATGTGTTCCAACTGGCTTACACGGACGCGACCGACAACGTCGTGACCGCGACATTGCAGTCGCTCGCATTCGATGCCGATGCGGTGATGTTCAACGCGACGCAGACCAGCTACTCGGTCGAGGCAAGCACCGGTCAGCTGATAATCGCCTCGGCGGACTTTCAGACGCTGTCGGGCGTGAACTTCGGCAAGGTCATCTTCTCCGCGGACGTGGACGATGCCACGGTCGACGGAACGACCAAGGACTTCGGCGCATCCTCGACGGGTGGCGCATTGTTCCAAGTCCACATATCGAATCCAGACGGG